TCTATAAATGAGTATAAAGGTATACCAGCAGACTTTCCATTTACTTCCACACCTAGATATAATTGTTCTGATGTTAAAGCTGTAAAAATCGTTCCATCTTTTATTTGTAAAATTCTATTGTTTGACATTATTCATTCCTTATATAAGTATTTAGTATTAATGCCCAAGACTTACAAAAATTATAAACAAGGAGTTTTCAAACCTTTGCATCCTGAAAAGTATAAAGGCTCACATCCGATTTTATATAGAAGCAAACTAGAATTGGATGTGATGTATTGGTTAGATAATAGTTCAAAGGTAATTCAATGGGGAAGTGAGTCCATTGTAATACCTTATATACATCCCAAAGATGGCAAAGCCCATAGATACTTCGTTGATTTTAATTTTACAATGATGAGAGATGATAAACCGGAAAAGTATTTAGTTGAAGTAAAACCCAGTAAACAAACTGTCCCACCAAAACCAAGAAAAAATAAAAAATCTCTTCATTATGAGTCGGTTCAGTACGCTATTAATAGTTCTAAGTGGAGGTCTGCCGAAGCTTGGTGTGAAAAACATGGATATAAATTCCTTATCTTCACAGAAAAACACATAAAAAATAAATAATCCCATAAATAATTACAACATAGGAACATATAAATGAATCACAGATATAGATTAATAATAGAAACACCTCAAGATATCGATGATATTATTATCGAAGAAAAGAACACTGGGGAAAAACCACAGGTATTTTTTGAAGGTCCATTCTTAATGGCAGACTCTGTTAACCGCAATAATAGAGTTTATCCTCTTCAAGAAATGATTACAGAAGTGGCAAGATACACAACAGACATGATTAAACCTTGCAGAGCCCTTGGTGAATTAAATCACCCCACCTCTGTTGAGGTAAACCCAGAAAGAGCATGCCATCTTATTAGTAAACTTGAACAAAGAGATAATGTGTGGTATGGTAAGAGCAAAGTACTTACTGAAACACCGATGGGTAAAATTGTTCATTCCCTTCTTATGAACAAGGTTAAGTTGGGTGTATCTTCTAGAGCACTTGGAGAAACTATTGAAGAATCTGGCCATACAAGAGTTAATAATTTTAAATTAGTTGCAGTAGATGTTGTACATGACCCTTCTGTTAATACAGCCTTCGTAAATGGCATTCTTGAATCTAAGGAATGGGTTCTTAGTGAACATGGTATAAAAGAAGTAGCATTCGAAACCTTTACTAAGGGTATTGCTACCCTTCCAAGACGTTCTGATGAAAAAGCTCTATATATAGAGCAACAGATTAAAAACTTCATCAACAAACTCTAGGAAAGCGGTCAAAATAATATAAATATTTCTACATATGAAAATCAATCACACAAAGTTGTTAATCAAAAATGTAATGCAAGAAGATTACTCCAAAGCCCGTGAGTCTTTGCAATGCATTGTAAATGAAAAAATAGAGAAGCGTATTGCTACTCATCTCAAGGATCTAAAGGAGAAATCTAAATAATGAAATTCAAAAATTTAATCGACAATATCGATGTACTAAATGAAGAAGCAAAATCTTCAATCCAAGAAGCGTTTGAGTCCGCGGTAAAAACCCGTGTTGAAGAACGCTTACAACTTGAAATCAATAAGTCCCTAACAGACCTTGATGACAAACATGCAAAACAACTTAACTCTCTTCTTGAAGCAGTTGACAAGGACCACTCACAGAAGTTCATGCAAGCGCTTACTAAACAAGACAAAGACCATGCAGCTAAATTGCAACAAGTTGTTGAGCATTACGAAAAGGCTCTTAAAACAGATGCAAAAGCACTAAGAGAAGATTTGGAAGAAGATCTTTCCAACTTCCTCGATCTTTACATTGAAAAATTAGTACCTGCACAAGATATTAAGAAAGCTGTAGAAAACACACAAGCAACCCGTATTGTTGAATCAATCAAACAAATTGTAGCTATCGACGATAAGTTCATCACGAACAATATCAAAGAAGCATTACAAGACGGAAAAGAAAAGATTGATAACTTGCATGCTAAGCTAAACGAAACTTTGAAAGAAAACATTGACCTCAAACGTTCAATGCAAAAATTCAAAGCAAAATCCCTTCTTGAAAAGAAGACAGAAGACCTTCCTGCAGCTAAGAAGCAATTCGTAAACAAATTTCTTGGAAATAAATCCCCAGAATATATTGAAGAAAATTATAATTTTGTAGTTGAGATGTTCGAGCGTGATGAAGATGATGCCCCTCGACGTGTTCTTAATGAATCAAGCACTAATCCCAAACACCGTCAGCGCAGACGAATGGTGAACGAGTCAATTGATACACCAAAGAATATTGTCGAAGAGAAAGCCGCTTCCCACTCTCCTGTGAATGGATATCTAGAAGCACTAAAAGAAATAAACAAATAAACAAACAATTAAACACAAATCGTGTTAAATGACTATAATATAAGGAGAATTTAATTATGTCTAACAAACCAAACCCAAATTATGTACAAAAGAGATTGGCTGATGCCCTTCTCGAAAAATGGGCCCCAGTTCTTGACTACTCCAGCAATAAAGTTCGTGCACTTGAAGATGATCACTCTCGTCTCAACACAGCTATTTTGTTGGAAAACCAAGAATCCTGGTGCCAAAACCGCAGCGGTACGCTCTTAGAGCAGAACACCGTTGGTGGTGGAGTCTTCGGATCCGGAACCTATGCTGGTGGGGGATATTACACCGGTGCACAAACTGGTGGCGTTCCTGCTATCGGTGATGCTAACTATGCACAAGGCGATGCACGCCTTCCTAAAGTGCTCATTCCTATGATTCGTCGTACCTTCCCTGAGTTGATTACGAACGAAATCGTGGGTGTGCAACCTATGAGCGGACCTGTTGGTCTTGCCTTCGCGCTTCGCTATAAGTACTCTGGTACTACTCTTGGTCATTTTGATAATGATTCAAGTGGTTCAACCACTGCACTTCCGGGTACAATTCAAACTGCTACTGACCAAGAACTTGGTTACGGTGCATTGAACACTGCCTACACTGGTACTTCATCCGCTGCATTGTCTGGTGGCCTTGGCTTCGACATGTACGGTTCTGATAACGGTATTGCTCGCTTGCTTAGCGCATTTGAGTTCTCTGCTCAGATTCCTGAAGTTGAAGTTGGTCTTGAAAAAACTGCTGTAGAAGCAGGCACAAGACGCCTCGGAGCTAAATGGTCCTTGGAACTTGAGCAAGACCTCAAGAACATGAATGGTATCGATATCGATGCTGAATTGACCACTGCGATGAGCTATGAAATTCAAGCAGAAATCGACCGTGAAATGGTAATGCGTATGGCACAATCAGCTATCAATGCTAATAACGTGACTGTATGGCAAGCTGCTTCTGCAGATGCTCGTTGGATTGGTGAACGTACTCGTGACTTCTATGCGAAAGTAATCGTAGAAGCTAACAAGGTTGCTGTTCGTAACCGCCGTGGAGCTGCTAACTTCGTAATTGCTACACCTAAAGTGTGTGCGATGCTCGAAATGCTTCCTGAGTTCGAAGGTATGCCTGTTAACGGAAATGTTAATACCGCTGGTATTGGTATTTCTAAAGTAGGTACCGTTGGTAACCGTTTCACCGTTTACCGCGACACTCGTACTGATGCTCAAAACATTGGTGCTGGCGTAACTGCTCGTTCAACTCCGCTTGAGTACGCATTGCTCGGATACAAAGGTAGTGAGTATTTCGATACTGGTATCGTTTATTGCCCTTACATTCCTGTAATGATACAACGTGCATTTGGTCCTAACGACTTCAGCCCACGTGTTGGCCTCTTGACTAGATATGGTATTGTAGATAACTTATTTGGTGCAGGTCTTTACTACAGCTTGGTTCTTGTAAAAGGACTTAACGAAGACTTCGTTCCAGGTGCAACAGCTAACTATCTCTAATCCAGATACGTTAACTCGTTGATATTAAACACTCTACTCTAACGGGTAGAGTGTTTTTTTTTGTGCTCTTTGATTTCATGCAACGACACTTTAATCAGTGTTTAT